CATGTGCCATTGATTTTTAGCAATCCAAATATATTCGTGCGGTTGATACGTGCCTATCAAGTCGTGATCACTTGAACTATCTAGTGTGTAAACTGCGGCTTCACCTTGGGCCACAAACCAAAATTCTGCACGTTGGTCATGCCGTTGCATGCTCAAACATGTTTTGGGTGCCACAGTAAGTTCTTTGAGTTTGGTATTAGCACCCACTTCATGTAGCACACGATAGTAGCCCCAGGCACGATCTGTTCGGGGAGTTTTCCACTCCTCTAGTATCCAGGAACTGGAGTTGGCCTTGTTGTCTCCTCCGACCCCAAACACAAATTCCACGTCATCAAACTTCATTTCTGGAATGTTATCAGGTGTACGGTCTCCGCCATTGGCAAACACAATTTCATCATTGGGATATTTTTCTCGTACTTGACGAATAGCATCACATGCTGTGCCATCCGAATCATCGAACTCAACTATTTCTCCAACCATGTGTAGATTGTCCAACACAATCATGCGTTCACGCCAGGGCATGAATGGGCGACCTTTTTTGCGTGTGAGCCACGCATCAGAGTTTAGGCCTACAACCACGTGATCACCCAGGTGATCGGCATGATTTAGGTAAGAGATATGCCCGGAATGTAGTGGATCAAAGCCACCAGTTACTATGACGATTTTCATGCAGGTATTTACACCTGAATGTCTTCCATGCCTGCAGTTCTTAGGCGGACCACATGTCCCATTTGCCACTGTTTGGTATCTAATCCTTTGAGTATGCCCAGCCAACGATTGCGCAGGTATGCTACTTCGTTTATGAGAGTTTCGTAATCAATTACTTCATCCTCGCCGTCCACGTACTTTTCAGCATCTCTTGATGTCAGGGCACGAGCATACCCTTCAAGATACTTCTGAAAATGTTTTCTACGTATCTTACGCAGTTGGATGTTGAGATAGTTTAATACTGCCTCAATCTCTTGCAGTTGATTGTATCTAAACTCAGTGATGCCCGGTAAGGCAGTGATGTTCTTTTCCACCAGGCCATAGATTTTACAGTCCTTTTTGGCATCTTCAAGTTCACGCTCGTAGTGATTGATGAAGTCTGGAATATCACCAAGACTAGCAACTACGCGACTATACCACATGGTTTAACCATTCTATCATGCTATTAGGAAAAATCCCAAGGTCAAGATTTCTACGACGTGCAAATTCATTAACAAACACTGAATAATTTTTTTGTTGTGCCTGAGTGGGACTAGCGGTTAGCATTTTAATAATATTGTCTTTAATTGTGATATCACTTTCTTCAATAGATTTTGTTAGTTTTTCCTTACTATCGCTATCTAGTACATTAACTCCAAGGTAGTCTGGGTCGTGGCAAAAAACATAAACTATAGGAATATGATTATATTTGTTTACAAAATCCACCAATCCAAACACAGTTAGATTACTAACCACTGAGTGAAAATTAAGTGCTAGTCCAGCATCTGTTAGTATTTTTAGATTTTTCTCAAAATCTTGATAGGTATTGCCATAACGATTAAATTCATAAAATTTGTCAATGTTTTCTGCACTTATTGCTATTTTTAAGTTGGGTAAGTGTTTAATCTTTTCAATTTGATTCTTCAATCTATTAGAGTTTACCCCTAGCCCGGTTATTATCAAAATTTCGTCGGTACTGGGTATATTATTCATTAGAACATCAAAATTATTGTACAGAAAAGGTTCCCCGCCGGTAATAACAATTTTTTTAACATGTCTTAACGATCTTATTTCATTGACTAATGTAACAAAAGATTCTGTTTGCTTGTGTTCATTATGGCTTATCCTCAAAAGAATCTGATCTATTGGTTGTATATTAAACCTATCAGAATCCATGTAGGCACCGTTATTCTTAATATCATGTAGCCATGCAGTGCTATATTGTTTACAGCAATAAGAACATGTTAGATTGCAACTAGATCCTAAGATGATATTCAATGTTTCGGGTTGAGATTCTATTAGAGTGTGGGTTTTTTCTTGTCCAATCTCTAATCTCTGACTTGAAAATCCTTGACTTTCGGGTAACCAGCAATTGGTATGACAACTTTTAACTGGAATATTTTCCAACATTTGTTGCCTCTCAGACTTTAACGACTCAGTATTAAATATTTTTCCTGGATTTTGTTTAAGCCAAGATAAGTTAATCCTCTCAGGGTCTGCTTTACAACATACAGAGGTTAATTTTTTTTCCATGTCAATCGACAACCAAGTAAATTTTTGATTGCAGTAAAAATCAACCAATTGGTTTGACATTAGTTTTCCCAGTCTTCGTCTTCTTCCTCTTCTGACTCATCTTCTTCGTCTTCTGCCTCATAGTCTTTGTCGTTGTCAAGGTATGCAGTCAGCGCACGTTTGATGTCTGAGTCACCTTTGAATGCGTTACGAATATCTTCCACGTCTGAATCATTGTCCATCAAAATCTGTATCACAGTCTCAGCGGCTTCGTCACGGTCCACTGTGTTTACAAAACGCTTGAGTTCTCCCCAAATTTCACTGGCTATTGTTTCACTCATCTGCTGTTTCCTCCGGAGTACTTACCTCTGCTCTCTGATTTGCAAAGTCTTTCATAACAGTATCAAGACAATTGTCGTCATTGCGTTCCCATGCCTTACGAAACTTCTTGATAATCTCTCCAGCACTTGTGGTAAACACCAAACTATTACCTTCTTTCTTGAGCATGGCTTTCTTCTCAATCAAGTCGGTTAGTCCCGAGTAAGGACTCATTCCGGTTTCGTAAGGAATTTTAACTTGCACACCTTCGAAGGGTTTAGCGTAGCGAGTTTTCATTACCTTGCATGCGGCACGAATGCCCATGACGTCGGTAATCTTGTTACCGTCTTCATCTTCTTTGAGTTTGAGTTTTTTCATAGCAACAACAATCGAACTTGCATAAACAAACCCTTGACCACCCGAGATTTTATCGTCAGGATCAAACATGTCTTGACTAGCGTATGTGTGGTTGGTACAGACCAGGCCCACATTGTAACTGCCAAACATGTTTACACAGTTACGAACAAGTGCAGTAAGTGCTTTGGGTTTACGGCCCATGTCACCTTTCATATCACCCGCATCAAACTGATTAACGTCAGTAGGGGTAAGCAACATGCCCAATGAGTCAATAACAAACAACACCTTTGGACGTTCGCCGTCAGGTAATGCTTTGTAATCACTCATGAATGTTGAAATTGTTTTAGCAACATCATCAATCATGGCCATTGACAATTTCAACAACTTGGTGTCGCTAGTGTCTACCCCAAGATCATGCAACCATTTTTCATCTAGTGCGTTTTCACTATCAATCAGCACCACATAGATGCCTTGCTCCTGTGCGTTCTTGATAATGTTCCCAGAACAAATATAGCTTTTACCAGCACCCGATTCGCCAGCAAATACAGTAACTTTACCCAGTGGGACACCACGGTTGAAGTCTCCTGAGATAAGATAGTTCAAGGCGTAGTTGCCTGTGGAGATCCAATCAGTTGGATCATTGAATCCAATTGACAGTCCGTCAATGCTCTTGGTGATTTCCTTGCGGAATTTACTTACGTCAAATGGTTTTCCCATGATATATTTCCTTTATGTTAAGTGTATACTAAAACTGTTGTTTTTCAAACTGTTTCGATAAATTACTATTCTGTAGTCTGCTAAATGCTTGTCTAGATTAGGTATATTACCAAAATTTAAATTAACCCCCAATGGAACTCGTTGATGAGACTTGCACCACTCAATATATTCAGCACTCATGTCTATGGATTCTGGTCGCCACAAATTTAACTCAACAAATCCCAATAATTCGTGATAGGTGTTTTCGTCTCGACAACCGAGTGTGTTATCTTGAGAAAGAAATTTCTCGTACAGAGATCTTCCTAGATGATTGAAAGTCAATCTAAGATTAGAAGTGTTGTGACTGAGTCCTTGATGTAAAAATGGGTTTTTTACTGAGACCCAATTTTGATTTTTTACTTGGTATTTCAACTTATTGAACATAAGTTCTATACTGTGTATATCAAGATTAATTTTATCATATGCATCACTATATCCCAGATGTTGTAGTATCGTACCAATTTTGGGGTATCTGATGTCATCAGGAAACAAATCGTGTATTTGTTCTGTTAATCCTGTATGACGATGTTGCTTTCGTTTAGCATCAATATCATACTCAATATCTTGACTGTTTACCCAGTCAGCATGGTATTGGTTGAGAAGATCTTGATTTAGATACTCCAAATTTAGCATTGGTTTCACAGTTCGATCTAATAAAATTTCCATCCAGTTGTTGTTTTGTTTAATACTGTTGTCAAGAGCACGAATTTTTTCTGACATATTCAATGCCGTCTGCGGAGACGACAGTTCAAAACTATTTAGATTTTGAACTGTCAGATAATTCACGTAGAATTCTAATATCTGATCATTCAGACTGACAAATGGTATAGTATCGCCAGTCTGTTCAAATACTATTTCAAATCTCATAATATGAGTACAAACGTTGCCCTTGTACTCAATTACTTTTGTTGACGTGCGCGAATCATGGCCAAGATGTCTTCAGCCTTTTGTCCACCACCAGCAGGTTTTGCCACAGGAGCAGTTGGTGCTGGTGCGTCTTCGTCATCAAAGTCGCTTACAGGAGCCGCTACTTTGAGTGCTGGCTTTGCCGCAGGCGTGTCTTGATCCACAGTAGGTGCTGGAGCAGAACTACCAGCAGGTGCACTCAGTCCAGCAGGACGGAAGTATTGCCCCCAACGTTCGTTATCGTATGGCTGGCCATCAACTGATGCTTCAAACATCTCTTTGATCACTTTCAACTCAACATCAGAGGGCTTCTTGGGCAAGAATGTGCTCAAGTCAAACAGGCCATGTGCATCAACTGCGGCTTGTTCTGCTTCGGTCAGGGCTGACTCTTTACGTGCCCACTTTGAACCATTGTAGTCAGCAAATCCGCCTTTGGCACCTTTTGAGATGCGGAAGTCCAGGCCACGCAAATAGTCTGTTGGCAATTCTTCCAGTTCAGGATCCATCAAGGCTCCTTTGATAGTTGTGAAGATTTGTGGACCAATGATGAATCGGCGAATTGGATTCTCAGGTGACTTGTCGTCGCCTAATGGGTTCTCACGCACGAAGCCTTGGAAGATGTAACTACGCTTTTTCCAATACTTACGACCCATGTCTTCAAGACTCTTGTCCTTGAACCAGGTGCGTACTTCTGCCAAGATTGGGCAGGCTTCTTGCCACATTTCCACGCAGGGTACTTGTACCATAACTTGCTTGGATTCCATCTCTCCTTTGACGCCGTTGAAAGGCAAACGAATCATTGCTCGTTCTTGCCAAAAGAAAGTGTTTTTAGAGTTACCGTCGGGGAGGAAGCGTAGTGTGGCCGACTGGCCTTCTTCCATGTTCCAGTGTGGGTAAATTGAATTGTCCCCACCGGTGGATTGTCCACCTTGTTTTGATTCCGCTGCCTGTAGTCTTGCTCTGATTTCTGATAATGATGCCATAGTTTTTCTCCTTAGTAAGTTGCCTATGTATGTTGCCTGTCTAAATTACTTAGATCTAATGTTGCCTGTGCCACAAAAGAAAAAGCGCAAACACAATAGTAGTATATGCGCTTTAGTCTGCTGTGTCAAGTTTATTTATGATCAAGTTGTTCTAAACTAATAATATCATAAGGCTTTTGCTGAAGTTGTTCATGATTGTGAGTAAACACGTCAATGTTGGCAATGAATAGATTGTGTAGTTGTTCCATGTCAGATGCCAACTTGCACAGGCATTGAGTATAGGCATGAAACCTAGGTTCTGTTTGCACTGTGTGGGTATCCGGATTTTTTTCGATATCGGGTATGTCGTCCCAACTGTAATCTACCCCAACAGGCAGTTTCCATCCATCATTCACAAGCGTACGATAAAAATGTTTTGGACCAAAATTCATCACAAATCTTCCTTGTATCAAATGATCATAGGTTTTTTCTGAGTAAAGCACCGTAGGGCCTAGACACAATGATTCAACTTGTGCTGATATGTATGTGTTATCAAAATATTTTCTTGCCGGTGGCGTTGCTGTTAACTGTGATAGATCGACAATATTGTTATCACTGGGCAAACTTGTACCGGTATCTTGTCCGCTATGATAGCCCGAAAGATATTTTATTTGATCGTATAAATGTTGTTTAATTCTCCGGTTATTTTTGCCGTACAAAGAAAGTACAGCACCCGGGCGTCTGGCTGTTTCTATAGGCCAATGATTGTAGTTTTTGGCGACTGACTGTTTCCAAGATATGTGCTTGTCAAGATAGGCAGATTTGGTTCTATTCCAGTAGTAATCAAAATGCAAAATATTGTTTACACCAGGTATAGGTGTTTTGCAGGCTGTCAATAGCACCGTTGGTATAAGTTTTTGATAATGCTTAACTAGCTCAAGGCGAGAATGCTCAAGTCTTGGCTGAGCATGATATATATCATAAAATACTAATTTCTTAACTAAATGAGATTTTACATAACGTTTAAGTATTTTAGAATCAGCCCGCCAAAAGTTAACCCACAATTCGTGTGATTGTTGATTTTGAACTATGGGTAACCATTTAGAGATTCGAAAAATTCCAGGGCCACTGTCTGGTAATAGTGCTACCTCATGCATACCTATTGTTGACGTATTATTTGATCAAAGCCAAGGATTTTATTCTTGCCAGTACAGCATCGCCTTCGCCGATAACAGAGGCCATACCGCCTGCTACTGTGCTCATTTCGCTCATGCCACCGCATTCCATCAGTCCGTGTTCTGGGCAGTACTCGCCTTCTATGGTCATGTTACATGAGCCTTCGGCCATGTCCTGCTGACCCTTTTGGAAATCCAGTTCAGTTCGGTTAGCCATTTGTTGTTTGAAGTTGTCTACTGCTCCACCCTGGTCGCCACCGGGAATCATAGTTACCACGGCACCTTCATTCATGTTGAGTTCATCTGCTAATCGGTCAGCTACCCATTCGTCAGGATCACCTGTACGTGCTTTTTGTACGCCGTAAGGCATTTCACCGTTGGCACTGTAGTAGTCATACAAGGCATCATACAAGTCTCTATCTAATTCGCCGCCTTCTTCAAAGTTTCGGACTTCATGTTTGTAACGATTTAATATGTGTGATAGTGTTTCTCCAGCACTGTCCATGAGTCTGCTTTCGGTGAATTTGTCAAAAAGTGCGCCACCTGCTGACAACAAGGCAGCTTTGAATACTGGCACACCGGCCGCTTTTCGCATGGTATCAAGTGTGCTTTCAAATGTGGCCATGTTGTCTGCTTCTGCCGCCACAGCAGATTTTGTAACACCAAATGTAAACTGTCCGGCTACTGGTTGGTCAAATCTCCAACCTTTGCTTCTGAACATATCAAAGTATGGACCTACTGCTTTGTTCATGTTTGCCCCTGTAAGCACACCCATTTGTTTTAAATCAGAATCATTTGGGTTTCTACCCATTTGTCTATACACCTCATCTGCCCACTGCCGGTCTCGCTTTTTAAAGATAGTGATTGTACCATCGTCGTTATATTTGTCATCAAACATGCCTTGACCAGTATATTGATCCAATGATTGGATTATTTTTTGAGCATACTGTCTAGTTGAGTTTGGATCTATTTTAGAATCTGTTGCAGGCATCGCCTCTGCCATGGGTTGTTGTGGCATAGGATTAGGTGGCACGGCCGCCGCCACAGGAGCAGTTGCACCTGTTTCGGGTTCAGCAGGATTACCTGGCGCAGTAGGTTCAGGCATTTCAATACCCAGTTCAGCCAAGCGATTCATGACTTCTGTGTCATTGAAAGCATTGGCTCTGGGATCTTGATCAGCAAGAGCATGCAGTCGATCAAACAATTCATCGTCGCCCACCAAGTCATACAGTTGTTCTGTTGCGTTGGTTGCATCAGGACCAACAATCAGTTCTTTGGTCATGAGTGTTTTGAGTTTGTCCAATTGCTCAGGAGTTTCTGGCAGGGTCCATGTGCCTTCTGCTAGACGGTTAATCCAGTTTTCAAAAATATCTGCTTCTTTCATTTCATTTCCTCTTTGCTGAATCTTGGCCAGCAGTGGTAATGCCGCTTCAATACGGCTGTCTATACTCTGTTCGATAAACAGAGTCTTGATGTTGTCTACAACACCTTCTTGTTCGTTAATGGTGGCCGGATGCCACGATTCAAAATACTTTGCGTAGCCACGGCCTGAGGCCATGTGCTTTAAGTTCTCACGTAAACTTTGATAATACACTTGTGCTTCGGTTACTAACTCTTGTGTGACACCTTCTAAGATGCGATTTGCTGACGCTCTATTGAAACGACTCAACACAGCAATTTCGTTTACAGTTTCTGAGATGTGGCAGCCACGAATGTCATAGGGTTTGCCACCCTGGCGCACATGTTCCAACATGGCTCTGGCACCGCTTAGACTCTTAAAACCCAGTTTGAATTTTTCGCCTTCGGCAGTTTCTATAAACATCCGGTCAATGTGACGATAACGTGCGTCACCTTCGCCCAGAGGCTGGCTGTGTACGATTTGCAGTCGGGCTTGAGTAGGTTCGCCAGCATAACTGATTTTCCGAGTACCGTAGTAGCCTTCGAATAGGCCTTCTTGTATGGCTGCCATACCTTGCATGGTATGTTTGAGTTGATTGATGTCTTGTATGCTGTGTGTGTAACGATTGCTGGTGGCCTTTTGATTCAGGTGTTGTAGGAAATCAAAGAATTCTGACTTGTCATCACCTTCCATGGTACGGCCCAGATTGTCCCCGTACATGATCTTCATCTCATTGTCGCTGTCCAACACAATAACCATTGTGCCGTAATTCTTGCCCGAACCTGCCATATAGTCAAATGTAAACGTCTTGGCATCTTCTGCATTGGAGGGTCGGCCCATCCGATCCAGCATTTCGGGGTGGTAATTGCGGGTGGCCAGTAGGTCCAGCAGTTGTTGTGATATAGAGTTCGTTGTTGCCATGGTAGTATATTTAGCGCACTATCGCATCATTGCAATGAACGGAAACGGTTCGATTATGTTGTCTGTGTGGTCTTTAAGGTAGGTGTTTAAGTCTGCATGATAAGATTGTAGCAACATCAGCATACGGGTCACAAGCAGACCTGCCATCACAAGATCATCTGTTTCCCCAATCTTGGCCGCATAACTGGACCCGGCCGCCACAAATGTTTTTAGTTCAGTTATCAGGGGTTTTGAGTAGATCTTCATACGCCCAGATTCTATTAGAATTTTGAACTTGTTACAGGCAACAATTTTGCTCTTGTTGGTGGTGGTAAATCCCTTGCGAATCCTACGTCCGTTTGAACTTTGCATTGAATTGTCACTGAGGAAATATCCCGGAATGTTTTCTTCTCCATATTCTGCAATGGAGATTAATGCGGCTTCGCCCAGAGTATTGTTTTCCACTGAGTAGTAGATCTTCTTTTCATCTTTAACCACTGCGTGTATTTCCTTGATCACATCTGTTAGGATTCGGATCTGTGTGGGCACGTCCGTTCGGTTGTGCCGCCATTCAGCCACTTGTTCTGTGGTTTCTGCTTCAAACACCTGTATGGCTGAAGGGTCTCCACCTGTGCCCAATGATGGGTCAAGTGCCACAATATACATTTTGTCCGGGTCAATAGGGCGATACCAACGCACTTGTCCAGTCTTGTGCGTGGGTTCTACACCCTCTAATTCTAATAGCTTGATAGGGGAGATCAATGTCTCATCATTAATTATAAAATCGCAGTCCATTTCACGACGGAAACGTTCATCACCCAGTTGGCTACGCTGTTCTGCTGCCCAGGCCTCATCACGATCTGGATGCTCGCGCCAGAAAGCACGAAATGCTCGGAAGCCGTTGATGCCCAGGCCATTGGGTCTTGGATTACCAAATTCATCTTCAATCTTGTTGGCACCTTTCCAGATATAGGCAAACTGATCTTCGTCTGAGTTGGGAGTTGAAGTAATAATTGCTTTACCACCAGTTGATAGTGTGGGTGTGATGGAGGTCCAGAACTCTTTGGCAATTGTGGGTCTCACAAACGCAAACTCGTCTAGATACAACAAGGTAATACTCATACCACGACCGGTGTTTTCAGTAGTTGTTTGACTCACAATACGTGATCCATTGTCAAATTCTAAACTTCCTTTGTTGTAACTGGTGGCACCTGCACGAATGTGATTGGGACACAGTTCATATGCATAGCGAATACGTTGCATGATCTCTTGTGCGCCTAGGTACTTGTGTGCGGCAATAAGAATAGTTGCGTCCGGTACAAACATAGCATACCATAACAAGTAACCTGCGGCCGATGTTGACTTGCCTGTTTGTCGAGGCATAAGCGAAATTGAGAAACGATTGTTGTGATAGTTTGCAATCAGTCGCTGTTGATATTCAAAAGCATGATACAACATCTTGCCCCGAACAGGATGTTGTATATGAAAAAAGTTGTCCATGAAGTACATGGGTCCGGTCACAGGATCAGCACACCGGGCAAAGTCTTCAAGTTCTTGTTCGGTAAATGTTTCTCGACGGTGTGGTGCTTTGACCAACACAGTATCAAGCGTGTTTTTTGCGCCAATCATCTCAACATCCTTTAAAGTTTTTAAACCATACTATTTGCACAGGAACTCCAATTCAGGCCATAGTCGTACAAATTCTCCCAATTTGTCAGGATGGTAACGATGTTCAATATCGTATATGTGTTTCCAGAAAGAGATGTCTACGTCAGACACTTTGACCATGTCCATGCGCTCTGCATAAGTTTTTAAGGCCTGATCAAAGAACACACGCTCAGATTCTGTCACAAGATCGTTGGCATACAAGTATTCAATCTCTGCTGACGCAAGTTCTGCAACACCAGCACCGTGTAGAAATGGATCTAACGGCTTGGGTTGAAACAAGTTCTGCCACAAGATGGTTGTATCTGTGTCTCGAGCAAATTCTTTTAGTTCTCTTAAACGTGTGGCATTGTAGATGTTGTACACAGCGTGTATGCCGCCCCAGTGACCATTGTTTTTCATCAAGTCTTTGACCACAGCTAGGTTATTTTCTAGTGTTGCCCAAGATCCACCGTAACGAACATATTCAAAACGTTCACCCACGTTATCAAAGCTCATTGACCAGCCAACTCGTTTACGCTGTGCCAGCTTCCTAAAGATTTTGTTTTTTTCCAAGTCAACATTCATGTTGGTAATCAAGGTAACAATTGCTGTTTCTGGTATGACATCTAGCAAGCGTTCGTTCTCTGGCAACAACAAGGGCTCGCCGCCTACCAAGGCCACTTCATGTATGTGAGCGTGGTGTTGTCCAATGAAGTCACACACCTGTTCATAGTACGGGCGAGAGCCTGACTTGAACGGCACATTCTTTAGTGCGGCCCATTTTGAACTGGCGCTGGGATCACAATAGTTGCAACTTAGATTACATGTTGTATTCCAACGCACATCCACAATAACAGGATAGTGATACTGGTCCCCGGCCGTGGCATAATCAAATCCTGAATTTACACGGTTGTGCCATTGACGTTCTGAGTCGGCACCAAAACGTTCTGCCTGCACACAGTTTGAACAATACTCGTGTGCCTGGCCTTGTGCCAGGCTGGCTCTTACTTCAGTCATTGTGCTGTTGTTTAAAACTTCCGTAATTGTGTTCGTGTTGAGATTGCCCAGCATGTTGGGGTTGCCGGCGCAACAGGTTTTGACATCGCCTCGGGGATTGATATGCAGGCCTCGCCAGGGAGCCGCACAATAAAAATTGTTCATGCTGTATTTACAGCAGGATCACTCGTACATCACAGTATCTGAGTCGCCCAGCCGCCACTTGGGATTGGTCTCTACCACCCACTTCTTGGTGGCAACCTTGAAGTCTGGATGCAGCATCTCTCGGGGATTACTGGCAGCATCAAAGAAAACACAGCGATTGTTGGGCTGGGCAGCATACTGTCCGTTGTCTAGTTGGATAAAATTAAAACTCTTGTGATCTTCAGGCCACTCTGCGTAACTGGTATCCAAGGTATTCATGTCAGGAGCTGCATTGTCCACAGTAAACATGTAATCACCCGAATGAAATTCTTGGTTCTTGGCATAGAACTTACAGCTGAGATTGCGTAGGAATGCTTTTTGTATCACGGCCATGTCATAACTAAAGCAATCCCAGATCTGCAAGGTGTCTAGGGACAGAAACTTGTCTGGTTCTAGATCGTCTTTTCTACTGGCATAGGCATGCAAGGGCAGTTTATCGTACAGAGCACCATAGCGTGGCAAGTAGGCTTCTATACGAAATGCCTGACTGCGTAGACTTTTGATTGAAACCCAGATACAGGGTTCATATTCACCATGGCCTTGCTTGAAGTCATACAAAAACTCCCTTCTTACAAAACAATGTACTGGAGGAAGATTGGCTACAAGAAAACTCATGGGTATTGGATTACGGTATTATTGGCACCAAGATGTTTTGGCTTCGCCGTAGTATTCACGGGCAAAACCATTGGCAATCAGTTGCTGGCGCAGGCTAACACCGTTGAGTATGACGTCACCCAGCACTCGCCCACCATACTTGTCCCAGTCCATCAACACAACCTGTCGTTGTTGACTGGCGGCAATCAGTTGTTTGGTAAAGGCCGAAGCTGCTTCGCCACGCTGTGCTTCACTTGGGCATTGAGCGCGGAATCCTTTTTCAGGAGTGTCCACGCCGTATACCCTAATGCTGAGTTCTTTTTTGAGTGGTGCAGGCAAAAAGTCTGCTTGAAAAGCCACTGTGTCACCGTCTATTACTCTGGTGATCACAGCGTCATAGGTCACACCTGGCTTTTGTTTGGGTTGTGCTGTTGCAATCAGAGGCATTGCCAACACTAATAGTAGCAGTAGTTTTTTCATTTTCTTACTTCTTTGGTTGTGTCCGGCCACCATTCTGGATCCGGTTGTAATTTATTTTTGTATAGATTTTTGATGCGAGTTTCGTATTCTTCTTTGCTGCCTTGCACTCGACCAGAAACAACATCTAACACATAATTCAAAGTTACCGCGTTTGCGCTGAGTGTGGCACACCTGGCACTCACTTCATTCTTTAACAAGTCTAGTAAAATACTTTCTGATGATTCTGCCAGCACTCTCACAAATTTTTTGGGCACATGCAGATCCACAGTGCTGTAGACAAAATCATAGTGTGGTTCTGGACAACAATGTAATATGTACTCATCTAATACTTCTATACGCTTGAAACCATCCTTGTCGTACCACACAGCACGATTTTCTGTAAGTTCGTCTGGCTGGCCCAGTTTCTTGGTCAGACTCTTGACAAACAACACCGGTTCTTCATTGCGCCACTGTGCAAGTGAATTTTTGGATTCTGTTAATATTTCGCTAATACGCATAGCTTTTATTTATTCACAATCCAAAAACCCAATCTATCTCCGCCAGGACTGGGGTACCAAGTTGAACCCACGGGTTGCGGCAGAGGATTGTCCTTCCATACCGGGTATATTACATCACTGTCATGATTACGAAAATCATCGTTGTAGCGTAGATGAACTTCTATTGCGATACTTCCTATGTATTCAACATTTATCCAAGGAACAATTTGCCCTAGCCCGGTCAAGAACTCTGGCAAAGCATACACTTCACTGATCTTTGCCCAGCATGAAAATCTGTCTAATCGCCGGGCATCATCTCTAAAACCCTCCACAGTGAGGTCTTGCTGTCCATAATGGTAATCCACTGACACATGGCGACCCTGTACAATTTCACTCCAAAAATATCCATCTGGCACTGCGTCTGGATTTGATTGTGTGAGCTGTTGAATACTTGCGCCGCGGCTCATCATGCGTATGTTGGTAATAGGTCGAACCACATATGCACCGTCGCAAGGCACTGGAATACCAGCTGGGCCAGCTGAAATGTTCTGTTTGCGAGCCACTATGAGTTTGTCATAGACCCATAACCAATCAGTGGGGCATTGTGCCCACACATCAAGGTCATCGATGAGTTCTATCGTTTTCATGTTGAAATTTTAAGTGTAGTAAACAATTTCGCCGGTGTTTGGATTGTATGCCATTTGTTTGAAGCCTGCAGGTAATCCGCTGACTCCGCCGTTACCAATGCCCGCAGCAATCTGTGTTAATGCACCTGAGCTGTTGCCAATATACACTTGATCGGTAGTTTGGTCGACTACCAACTCGCCGGGTCTGGCATTACCATTGTAGTTTGCTAGTGTTACTTGTGCATTGTCTTTCATTACAGCACGGCTTATGCCGGTAATGTCGTCGTATGGTGGTGGTGGATTGGCCATGACCTAAATATTCCTCGTTGTTAAATTTAATAACCTTTGAATGGCCGGACGGGGCTGGTGTGATTTACTGATGCAGGCTCTATGCTGTTGGGAGAGCTTATTTGTATCTTTTTGGCGGGCAAGCCGGCCATGCTTAGTGCTTGATCAATAACTGTCTCAACGCCATCATCAAATCCTGCAATCACAGCGTCTTCGCCAAATGCTGCTTGGGCTGACCAAGCAGGTAACTTGTCGGTGATGCCATCTGTGCCTGCATCACTTCGGGCACGGGCCATGGCCACACCCAAGCGATATATTTGATAAGGATCGCTGGACTGTACCCCAGGCAACACAAACACATGATTCATGGGATCTGCCAGCTCAGGGGGCAATTTTTCTTGTTCAGTAATGAACTCACGAGCTCTCATCAGTAGCCCTTGAATGCTTTTATTGGACTGTCAACGTTGACATGTGGGTGTTCTTCTGAGTCAAGATCGCCGTCATTCAAATCTTCATAATCTGCTCCGGCTGCTTTGTATGCTTGTTTGAGCATTTGTTGTTCAACTTCAGTATAAGGATTTGCTACTGAGTTTTTTCCAACCCAGCTCTTGGCATCCATATCAATGGGTTTGTCTGAACCATCAGCCATGGCGGCGGCCATCATCACGCGATTGAGAACGTAAGTACTGCTTACCTTCTCGTTATCACCAAACAGATTCAAACCCACTGTGCCAATACGATTACGAGTGCTGAGTTTTCCTGTCTGTGCCTCAATTACAAACTCACAGGCTCGCATTAGGCGGCACCCACTCCCTCAACACCAGCAGTAGCAGAACTAGCTGTGCCAATTGCAGTGGCACTAAAGGCAGTACCAGTCACAATATTGAGATAGTTGCCGGCACCGACAAAGTATTGCTGAACTGAGTTGCCAGGTACAACAATAGCGTTGGCATAGAGATTACCAACGTCAGTGGTCATTGTGGCATTGGCCACAACACCATTGGCTTGTGAGTACGTCAATTGCACTGCACTAACCTGAAATGTTACGTTGGCCGCAGTGGTGGCAATTTCTACCTTGTCTGTTGTCCAGGCTGTGTTACTCACAGCGTTTACCACTTGAATTGCAGCCATTATTTCTTGTCCTCAGGAGGAATCGCAATCACAGGCTGAAACAATTCGCGTGTTTGATACAACACACCCGGAATCTCAACTGGCAGTTGCTTGTAACCCTGTGTTGCAGGGCTGTGTGGGTTTATCACAGGTGGTGTTGTCAACACTGATTCATTTAGTTTCTTGGTCATATTAAACTCCGTATTGGCCTTTGTATGTTTTCCAAAGATCGGCAGTAGAAGCAAGGATACCTTCGTCTACCTTTTCCATTTTGCCGTCACCGTCTAGGTCAGCTTCTTTTTTACCATCGGCACGTGCCTTGGCCAGGTTGCCGGTGAACAAGTTGCCTTCTTCCATGTCGTCTTCTTCAACTTTTTTGGCTTCTCGGATTCCAGCAATGTCACGCATGCGTTGCAAGTCTGATTCGTATGTGTGTTGACGTTCTTCTTGACTGGCCAGCACTGGCACAGTTGATTGTCCGGTTGACTTGGGTCCGTTCAGGCCGCCTGAATATTCTAAATTGTCTTCAGCTGTTTCTTGCTCAGTTGGATAGTCAGGTTCATTTTCGCTAACTGCGTTGTCGCCATAAGCTTCATCCATATGATAAGACGTTGTGTCATCATCTGTGTGCGCAGACCCTAATCCTGCCATTTTTAACAGTTGACCCAGTTTCACGGCGTCATCATCTGTGGCAGTGACAGTTAGGCTCCGGCTTGGACCGCCATGAGCGTCTGAATTCATGCTCATGTTTATGTTCATGCCTTCGCTAATCATGCCTTCTAGTTCACGATTAAGTGAATCATAAATGCCTTTGCCATAGCTGAAACCACTTGATGCTGTGGGGGTACCTGTGCCGCCTTGCTCTTCAGTTTTTTCTTTTTTCTTTGGCAACTTCTTTGTGTCAGTCTTGGCAAA